CAAGAAAAGTGGAGAGCTGCCGATTTGTTTTGTAAAGAACATGGTTGGCAATTCAAAGTCTTAACCGAAAAAGACTTAGGCATATGAGATAAATAGAAGATGGCAAAATTACTTGACAGAATTAAAACATCACTTGCAAAAGAAGGTTTGACACCTAGAACCAATGCTTCTAGGGCATGGTTGCGAGCAAAAGTTAAAGACTTGAAACCTACCTCATCTGCATTGATGAATGACAGAAATAGACTTAAAACTACATCCATGATTGGAAAAATGTATTTTTATTTTTATGACCCAAAGACAAAAGATAGTATGCCATACTATGACCAATTTCCTTTGGTCATTCCAATTGAAAAGTATAATGATGGATTTTTAGGTCTCAATCTTCACTATATTCATCCTAAACACCGAATGATTTTATTAGACAAATTGAGTGACACAATGTCTAATGACACATATGATGAAAAAACAAAGTTAAAAATTAACTACAAATACTTGGCTGCAGCTTCTAGGATATTTGAAGCCAATCCATGTATTAAAAGATATCTGTTTACACAGATTCAATCCAGATTTTTGGAAATCACCGCAGATGAATGGGACATTGCAGCAATGTTACCATTAGAATCATTTGTTGGTGCCTCTACTAGTAAAGTTTACGCAGACTCAAGGAAAAAATTCTAATGTCGTTTTCTCCAAATTTATTTTTGTCTCATATGAAGTCAAAGGATGGTCCTGCAAAACCATCCAGATTTGAAGTTATTATTCCTCTACCAAAATATATTTCTGATTTTGTGCCAAATAATATTATCGAAAATATTTTAAATTCACCAAATTCAATTTTTGCATCTGTTACTAATGCAATAGGTAGTGCTATAGGACAAAATCCTAATCCATCTGGGAATCCAACTCTATCCCGATACCTTGCATTGCAATGTGAAACCGCAGAATTGCCAGGTAGAACATTGTTGACACAAGATGCTAAAATTTATGGTCCTGGTTTTAAAGTTCCCTATGGTTCACAATATGGTGAAATAACTTTAGGATTTTTAAGCACAAATGAATTTTGGGAAAGAAAACTATTCGATAGGTGGATAGAAGCAATTCATCCATCAGATACAAACAATATGAGATATGCAAAAGATGAATCAACAAGATATATGACACCAATCAAGGTGATTCAGTATGATGATTTTATTAAACAAATATATGCAATTGAATTGATTGATGCCTTTCCAATTGGTCTTGCAGCACAACCATTAAGTTGGGCCGAAGACGGTTTTCATAGATTATCGGTTCAATTTTCATATCAACGATACAAACCAGTATATACCGGAAGTTATGACCTTGCAGCTGCAGCTGCGGCACTATTTGGTGTCGGTCTTTCTAGAATTTCTCCTTTCGGTAAAGCATTACCGAGTTTTTAATTTTTTCAACAAAGTGAGGACATTATGTTACCTAAAATAGACACGCCAATTTATGAAGTGAAACTTATATCAAATAACAAGGTGGTTCAGTTCAGACCATTCTTAGTTAAAGAACAAAAATTATTCCTAATGAATACAGAGAATGATGATGTTGAAGCTACCATCAAAGTCATCAGGCAAGTATTAAAAAATTGTGTGCTAACCGATATTGATATTGATGCATTGCCTGTATTCGATTTGGAATACTTGTTTATGCATTTGAGAGCAAGGTCAGTTTCAGAGGTTGTTAATCTGAAATACAGATGCAATAATATTATAAAAGATGAAAAAGATGAAGATAAGGATTGTGGTTCAGTTAATGATATTTCTTTTAGTGTATTAGAAGTTCAACCAACAATCAATGAGGCTCATACAAAAAAATTCCAATTAACCGATAAGGTTGGAATTATTATGAAGTATCCAACTTTTGAGATGATGCAAAAATCTTTAGGTAAAGAAGATAATGATATTATCATGGATTTAATTTACAATTCTATTGAGCAAGTGTATGATGAAGATACTGTTTATCATATGAAAGACAGTTCAAAGGAAGAAATTGTAGAATTCATTGACAACCTCCAACAAAAAGATTTGGAAAATATCCGAAACTTTTTTGATACTATGCCAAAAATTCAAAAGAAAATTGATTACAAATGCAAGAAGTGTGGTTACCAAGAGAACATCACACTGGAGGGCATGCAAAGTTTTTTCGCATAAGTCTATATCATGATAACCTGGGGAATTACTATAAGACTAATTTTGCATTGATGCAACACCACAAATATAGTCTTACAGAACTTGATAATATGATACCTTGGGAAAGAGAAATATATGTTTCAATGTTAGCGCAATTTTTGGAAGAAGAAAAGCAAAGAATGGAACAACAAGCAGCTAAGAATAAGAGATAAAAATGGCAAAAGAATCAAGACTAGCAGAAATCTATCGACAAGAGCTTAAAAAAGGTGGTCTTTTTGGATCATTGATTTCAGCTTCGGGCGAGAGAATCAAAGAAAAAACTGACATTCGCAGAGTGTTACCACAATCTGGTATTAGTGGTGCTGTTTTTGAAAAGATGTTTGGTAAGTCATACAAATATGGGTCTTCTAATAAAGGTAGTTCCGGTGGTTCTGGTGCTTCTGGTGGTGAAGTTTCAAAATCATTGGAAGAAAAATTGACTCGTCTTGGTGCTGATGGGAAAATAGCAGCCAAAAATTCTGTTGTTCTTCCTGCTATGGCAAGAGATATGAATTTAATTCGTATGAATATACAGAAAATGGTAAAATTATCCGGTGGTACTCCGGCAATAAAATCGGATATGTTTTTCAAAAGATCAGGAGATAGAGAAAAACAATACGAACAACAATTCGAAAAAACTTCTTTAATACCTACTCCTGAAAGTGGTGGTGGAGGTATTTTAAGTGGTTTGGGTTCAATAGGTGGAAGTTTGTTGAGTGGTTTAGGTTCAATAGGTGGCGGTCTATTAAGTGTGGGTGGTTCTATACTCAGCGGTATAGGAAGTTTAATTGGTGGCGTAGCTGGAGGTATTTTCAGTATTATTTCTGGAGCATTAGGTGGATTAGGACCTTTAGGTATTATATTAGGTGCTGCCGCTGGGTTTATGATATATTCGATTGCAAAAAGTATTAATTTTGAAAAAATGGGTGCTGATTTTCAAAAAATATATACTGACGTTTCAACGAGTATCAAAAGTTTTTTTGGTATAGAAGGTGATAAAGGATTACTTACAGTATTTGCAGAAAAATTGGATAAAACATTTAAAACAACAATGTTTACTGATACTCTGGATAAAATGACTAAAATTATGGAATCTTCATTTAATAAAATAACTGATGTTACCATAGGTTCCCTCAATTTTATATCGGGTGCTTTAGTTGCATTGGCTAGCGATATGAAAGGACATTTTTTACAATTTCTTGATGAATATGGTGCATATATGATTGCTGCAGCCGCCGGTGGAGGCGCTTTAGCTTTAGGTGGTGGTGCTGGCCTCGGCAAGGCCGCTAAGGGTGGCGCTAAGGCTCTCTTGGGAATGTCCAGATTTCTTATAGCCAATCCACCTCTAGCTGTCGCTGCAGCTGCTTTAGGTGTAACTGCTTATGGTTTATCAGAATTAGCACCAACTGACCAAGATAGATTGACAAAACATCTTCCAGAAGAAAGAAAAAAACTTCAAGAAAACTTAAAGAAAACAGGTGGTATGTTTGGTGGTGAGTTGGATCCAACTCAAAGAGCATTTGCGGAAAAAAGGCTTATAGAATTAGATGAAGAAGAAAAAGCACTTTTAGCAAAAGCAAAAGAACTTGAAAAAAAGAGAGAAGAAAGAAGAACAGACCATTTTTCTAGATATGTGGAATCTAACAGCATACCTAAAGAAATTGGTAAGGTCGAACAAGCCCGCAACGCTAGAGAATCACGAACCGAGGCCGCAAAAACCGATTCTCGGAGAAATGATGTTGCACCAACTAAAGTAGAAAAAAATTCATCATCTTCGGGATTAGATTATAAAAAATTAAATAAAAAACAAAGTGAAATGGCTTCTTTAATTTATAATAAATTTATGGAAGCTGGATTCACAGATGCTCAGGCAACAGCTGCTGTAGTTAATGCTTTTGCTGAATCTAGTCTTAATCCTACTGCTAAGTCGCCTGTGACTGATAAAGAAGAAAGTTACGGTTTATTTCAAATGAACACTAAAGGTGGTTTGGGAACAGGTCACAGTCCAGAAAAATTAATGGATCCAAATTATAATATAGACTTGATGATTGAAGCCGCTAAAAGTAAACAAGGCGAAAGATTTAGAGCTACAACATCATTAGATTCTGCTATAGCAGCTTTCACAAAAGACCTTGAACGACCAAAAAATGCTGATGCCGAAGCGTTAAAGCGAATAGCTTTAGCATCATCCTTAACGGGGTCTGATACTATGATTGCAACCTCCAGTGCTGTGACACCATCATTATCTGGCTCAACTGCTGCTAGCTCTCCAAAAGAACAAATGCCTACAATAAATACAGGTAATGCTTTGGTAGATTTGTTTGCTAATTATCTGAATACACAGCAAGAAACATCTGCAGCTCCCTCAATTGCACAAATTATTGCAAATAGTCCAGCAGCAAAAGCATCACAGGGTGGTGGAAATTCTGGTGGTGAATTGCAACAAACTTATAATAAAGATATTATGAAGTATCTTATCAATTATAATTTGACATAAAAAACCCCGCACTAGGCGGGGTCAAACTAAGTTCTGAGAAAGGAGCGTTAGTTTATTGTGCAAGTGATTTGAAGTAATCCAAATCTTCATCTTCTGTAACTGGTTTGTCAATCACAGAAATATCATCATCATTAAACTTGCTTACTACGGCAGTATCAGCCTTTGATACAGGTGCAGCACCTTCAAAGCCTAAAACCTTATCAAGGCGAGACTTGAGTTGGTCATAAGGTTTGAATTGTTTCTTCTCTGTGAATTCTTTCAGAGAGTATTCTTTCTTCCACAATTCTTCAAGTTTGGCATCATCACCTTCAAGCAATGCACTTGCTGTGGAGAATTCTGATTTATCGTAATTGCGATAGCCTTCAACATTACGAATCTTCAACTTGAAGTTAGCACCTTCCCATAAGTCAAATGGGTTAACAGGTGTCTCATCCGCAAACTCAGGATTCATTGCTTCAGTAATCTTATCAAAGATTTTCTTACCGAATTTGTACAAACGAATCTGACCTTCGTTAGATGGATTTGTTGGGTCTGATACGACCAAAATGTTTGCAACATAACTTAACTTGCGTTTTTGTTTACGAGCAATTTCTTTGTTGGCTTCAATGCCAGAGTTCCATAGTGTATTGTTGTGTTCACAAACTGGACACTTGTCATTAAGAGTTGTGAGACAGTTATCAATGAACCAACCACCAGGTCCCTGAAAACCGTGACTGAATGTACGAACCCAAGGTAGAGCATCGTCACCATCAATCGCAGGCGCAGGGAGAAAACGAATAACAGCCATGCCGTTACCTGCTTTGTCTACTTCTGGTTGCCAGAAACGTGTGTCATCTTTGGATCCTGC